ATGTAGACAGGTAGTCTTCCTTTTGCTCAGCAAGGTCACGGCGTATGGCACAGGCGCTAAGAGAGATAGCATCCTTCTGCCCACGTAGAAGTAAATACTCTGCAAGCATGGTGTCATAGATAGGGCCATCATAGGTGAAGCCACTTTCCCACAGCCACATTAAGTCATGCCTAGCGTTGTGCATGATGAGCAAGGTTGTCATGTCAAGAACACTCTGTATCAATGCACGGCCTGCACCTGATGTATCCTTAGCTTCATTGTGATCTAATGTTACAGTATGTAACTCTTCGTGATTGTCAGCATTGACCATGCCAACCTGAGTCAGCGTGTTGGTAGGCTCAAAGGGATCGTTAAAGATCTTGCCATCCCTCCAAGTCACACTGTTCTCAACGTCTAATACTAGTCTCATGTCTATCTCCTAAGCCGTGTAGATAGAACGTGATCCATCTAGCACACAAGTAATCTTTCCCTGATACCCGTTTAGTTTGTTCTTGGCAAGGTTAAGATAGCGTACTGGATCTTCGTCCTGCCCCTCAACTTGAGCAGCCTTACCAATAAGTACCATAAGGTCTGCTTCTGCAGCCTTGCCTGTCTTGCTGCCTTCCATCATAGACTGGTTAGGATCTGTCCTACCCTCTGCCTCTGCGCTTAACTGTGACATCCATATCACACAACAGTCATACTGTTTAGCAATGTTACGGGCATGGATAGCTGCAGCCTTGAGGGTAATGTCACTGCGCTCACTCTTCATGTCAGAGAACTTGTCACCCATGTCTAAAACAACAACATCAGGCTTCTCCTGTTTAACAACAGACTCAACCCATGCCATACCCTTACCTGTGCTTTCCTTGAACATGATGTTCTTACGCACAGGCTCATAGCGCATACGTGCTAGGGCTTGGTTCTCTCTTACTTCCTTCATTGTCATATTAGCAGAGGCACTGACGTAACGTGACGCTACTCGTGTGTATGCTTCCTCATTGCAGAGGATAATACAACGTGCGCCTTGATGAGCGAAGCCACCATCAGCTGCGATAAGAGAGGCGTGGAAGGATGTCTTACCTGTGTTGGGACGTGCGCCTACCACAACAAGGTGACCACCACTGACACCCTCTACCTTACGGGCTAGGGTAGGTATGTTGAATGACCAACGTGACTCAAGGGCGGTAGCATCTAGGATTGTATCAAGGTCATCATCTTCCCAGTCAACACGCAGGTTAGGCGTAAAGTCATTCTTGTATTCCTCAAGTAGCTGACGCAGTGGCTCAAGGCTATTCTCTGTGCCATTCACGTAGTCAAAACCCAGGTTAGCCACAACATCCCCAACGTGCTGCTGAAATAAATGTGACAGTGTGTCCTGTGCTATCTCTTCCTTGATAGGCTCCGCAATATCTATGCGGCGAAAGAGTGCATCATATGCTGTACGTGTGGCGGTGGTCATGCTCTGGTTCATACGGTTGAACACAGCCTGCAAGTCCTGCACATTCATGCTGCCATCGTATGTTTCCATGGCGCTATCTAGTGCTTGCTTAATCTTGCGTACATCCTTACTAAAGATCTTGTCGGGGCAACGAATACCCTTGTGTTGGTTATAAAAGTCACGGTCAAGTAACGTTTTAATAAGAGCCAGTTCCATCATTGTCTTTCTCTCCTACAAAGATACGGTATATTACTTCCAGTGCAATCACAGGCCACAGGAAGGCAAACTTGATAGGGCCAGATCTATTCTCCTCAGGATCTTCTGGCTCTACCATGTGATATAGTAGTGGTACGGCTAACACATAAATGGATAAAGATCCAATCAAAAAGTACAAACCTTCATCGCTCATGTCTTAACTCCAAGTAATACGCCCCTTCTTTGCTATTGTATGCAGCTATAATATCTAATAATTGTTGGCTGCTCATGATTAACATTTGATAAGCGTCCATTTCTGGTTCATACTGTCTCATAAATACAACACCATCATCACCTAGTATAACCTCAACGTCTTCATGTTCATCATGCTGATCAAGTGTTGTGATTACAGAAGCATCTGATTCAAACTCAACTGTGTACATCTGGTTGATCTCCTACAAGAATATTTACGTGTGCCACGTTACCATCAACACGAGTGATGACAAACTCTAGACCAGCCTTAGTGAGTAATAATCTTAGTTGACCTATAGGTATCATAGCTTCTCCTCTCCATTAAGTTGATTGATACGCATCTGACAATAGCGTTGAACTTTCTCTAAGTCAATGATCTCGCTTTGTACCTGCGTCTTACCCTCGTACATCTTGTAGCCTGCACGACTGGCATACTTAACAATGTTGCCACGCCAGAAGTCAAAGCCATTACGCATGATGTATGTGATAGGCTCAATGTCCCACCGTGCATAGTGTGTAGGTTCATTCACGATGTCTGATGTATGCTCTGACAATACACTCTCCTTAAAGTCTTCACGTTCTTTTATTAGTCGATTCCATTCACTCTTTATCATTGCTCTTCCCATTCTTTGCGTCACGTTCTTGAGCAGCCTTGCGCTCCTCTGGTGTCATAGGTCTAACATCTGTGAAGTCTGCCTCTAAGGGCCACTCATCATCAGTCATCATCATCCTCCGTCAGCGCATCCCAAGATACAGGGAATAGCTCAATCATCTTACGGTCAATCTGTTGTGCTACCACTCGTGTCTCTGCTTGTGTGTCAGGCTTACAGCGTAGGTTACACATGTCAGCGAAGGCATCCAAGCTACCTGACCAGTACCACTCAGTCATCATAGACTGTGGCAGTACCATACGTGCTTGCTCCGGGCATACACCTGCTTTAAGTAAACCCTGATATGCATCAATACAAGCATACATAGCTCTACCTACAGGTACACTACCCCTTACCTTTACAATCCCCGTAGACCCCTGCTTCTTATCTTCGCTACGCCCACGCCATTCTGTAGGTGTGTAGAACTCAGGCTCACTGTCCACATACCTACGGCTAATCTCATTCCAGCGTAGGAACTTATGCTTGACTAGCTGCCGTGCTACAAAGACTGGAGCCTTGACATGGAAGGATGCAAAGCAATGCCCAAAGGGGCTGATGTGCTTGTGCTTGGCTAGGTATTGGATTAGTTTATCGTCCTTGTGTGAAAGTATATACTTACCCTTAACCATATCTATGCATTCAAGCTCACTCTTTTTACCAAAGCTTACTCTAGCAGCATTTACTACAGACAGGTCAGATCCCATATGCTCAATGTAAGTTGCTTCAATCATGTTAATCTCTCCCATTGCCAAACTGTTCCCTGTTCAGGTCTCTCTGCTTTATAAAGATTAGGTGGCCCTACGTCATCCATGTAATGATGCCCATAACGATAATGATACTCTTTTACTGCCTCGCCCTGCTTAATAAAACATTGCGTTATTGTACCATCCATAGGGCAGAAAAACTCTAGCACCCAAAGCTGTTTAATGTCTCTAAACTTTTGTTCTGGCAGCTTAAATAGCTCGTCAACAGCCTCCCACTTAATATGATCTTTAATCATCTGCATACTTCCTTTAGTAGTTTAATATCATCAGGCACTTTATATTTTATATCATCATACAGCTTCATAGCAACTGTATCAACGCCTGTCCATAGCTCAATCTCTCTTCTGAACTGTAAAGTTTTATCCATGGCATCAGGATCAAGGGCTATGGCTACCTTTCGATACTCACCCACCTTATCCATATGCTTAGTGGATAGTGATGTACCAAGGATAGCCAAGGCTGTGATGTTAGGTAGCAGCTGGCTTGCAACTACTGCAGAAACGACATCTTCTACAATTAATACGACATCCCCACTGCCCACTGTGAAGTAATCAGCCTCACCAGTATAGCGATACCACTTAGGCATGGTGCGCTTACCTACTGCACGTCCCACTGCATCAATCAAACGTCCACGGTAGTGTATAGGAAACACAACACGCTCCTGTTTAACATCGTACATCAAGCCAGGATAGTTGCGGATACCCCAGCGCAAAACAAAATCCTTGTGCTTGGTATGCTCAAAGGTAGGGTTGACTAGGTAAGCAGGTATTTCCATGGTCTCAGCCTCTTCTGTGCCTCTCTCAGGCGGTGGTCTCATACGCATAATAATCTCTGCTGCTGTCATGTCTGTCTCATAGATGCCACCCACCCGACAGCCTAGCTTGTAGCAGTTATACTTCATTGTGCCACCATCGTTCATGGCTGTGAATGTACCCTTACCCTTGCACTCAGGGCAGTTATTACGATAGGTGTCACCATCGTGTAGGTTTAGGGCTTCAACGTAACTACGAATGTTCATCGTCATCGTTTCCTCTAGCTGATAGTGCCTTGGATGCACCACTGAATGTGTTGACCATGTAAGGCTTGATGGATGCCACGTTCTTGTGGCCCGTCACCTGCATGATACCTGCTAAGTCTACCCCACCCTCCATCATCTCTGTCACTGCTGTACGCCGTAAGTCCATAGCTGTCAGTGTGGTAGGTAGATTAGCTTCCTTTAGTACGTCATTGATAAGATAGCTTATTTCTAGTTTGTCATAGGGCGAGTACGCATTAGCGCGTGGCTTTATACGGGGCGCTACATATTCTTGAAACCCAAAGTCTTCCTTCTGCTGGCGCAGCATATCGCACAACCCTGTTGAGATAGGTAAATGTATCTCTGCGTTGCGCTTACTCTGTGTCAAGTCCAAGCGGCACTGGGTTAAGTCTAGCTTATCCCACTTGAGAAGGCGCATGTCACCAACACGCTGCCCCCAATCATATGCCATGTGGACAATCAGACCAATGCTGCGCCAGCGGAAGTCACCATAAGCTGTTGCAAGGAATGACTGCACTTGATCACGGCTCCACAGTACACGCCGTGGTTGACCAGACCTGGTTTGTACCAGAGCTACAGGATCATGCGTCATTACGTCATGTCTCATTGAGTGCCTCCACGCAGTAGATAGCACAGACTTGCGGTAGTTAGCTGTCCGAACCCCGACAGACAGCCACTCCTCATAAGCCTGAGTTAGATGACGTACCTTGATATTCTTATGGCGATAATCCCCAAGAGCCTTACCCTCAACCACTGTGCCAGATACGGCAGCAAGATGGATGTCATAATCTTTCTGTGTAGAACCTGCCAGACGACCAAATACAGCAGATTTACTATAAAAATCAATGACTTCCTGTAGTGTTGATGAAGCCTTGGGGATATTCATGTTAGTCTCCTTTTACGTTAGCGTACCAGAGGTACAAGAACCCTGCTAAGTAAACAGTCACTACTGTTAGTGGCAGGGCATGCATTAAAATGTAGGATACCATACTTCACCCCTATCTACATGTTCCTTAACGTCCTTAGCTGTAAGCTCTAATGCCTTAACCGTTCCACCGTTCCAGTATGCGTCATCAATCTGCCTCAATAGTTTGTGGTAGTAATCTGAGGCTGGCATAAGGTTAGTGGTATTGAATGCATGTACTTTCATAACTGGTGTACCTCATTATTGGTGTATGATGCAAGCTCTTTCTCTTTTACTGTCTTGAATATTACACGGCGTATGCCTGTGCGCTTGAACAGTTTGGCTCGAACCTTTATCGCATCATCTGCGCTGAACACTGTGGTGACATACTCACCATCAGGCTGACCTACACTTGCGTAGACTTTTATAGCTTTACTTGCAATCATTAACTGTCTCCTTCATCATAGTACCAAGCGGTTGGATCATCAGGTAACACATAAGGCTTCCAGTGATTAGGGTTACCATCCTCTCTTGCAGGAGGACGGAAGTCAAACATATTTTTCAATGCCCAAGACTTATCACGCAGGTCACTGAGTTGTGACAGGCGAACATCCATCATCTCCATTGAATCCTCTATCATGCTATCCATACAGGTGTACACTTCCAAGAGTATCTTTACCTCGTCACGAGTGAGTTCTGTTTTAAGTGTCTTAGTCATTATACTGTCTCCTCAATTAAAACGTAGCGTGTGTACTGCTGACCAGTCACAGGGTGCTTACCCTTCACGCCATCAATGCGATAGCCTGACTTGCGTAGCTCAGAGATACGCTTGGTGAATGACTGAATGCTGTAGTCCAGCATAGCCTCACGCAGGGTTAGACCCTTGGTTGCACGTAGGTGAGCCAGGATTTTAGTGTTTTGTGTGTTAGTCATGTCTGTTTCTCCTTGTTTAGACATTTATAGATTAGTCGTTGTGTTAAGCTGCGTCAATGTTACCATTATGTCACGTGACAATTCTGCAACACTTCTACTTTAATACCTTCCATGCGGCTATACACTTCCGCATGGCGTTCTGCTTCATCCATGCGCTGCACAGTGTGATAGCATATTTCTTTGTTAGTCTTAGTGCTTGTCAATATGATGCGAATCATGATGCTACTAGCTCCTTTACTTTTTGCAATACCTGGGCACGATCAAGGTAGTATTGCATTAGATCAATGCTATCATAGTCAGGTGCTTCATGAGAAGACAAATCCATGTCACACTCTATCATATCCTTCATCATCAGCACTTGGCTTGATGTTAGCTCTAGTGTATACATTTTAGTCCATCCTTGTTACAAAGTATTTACCGTCAGGCAGGGGCAGTGCAAGCATAGCGTACTCATAGAAGTACACGTTGCCGTTGGGCGTGTTCATCTTACCTACGTAGGGCATGTCAGGATCTTCTGGATGGATGTATGTACCATCATCTGATACACTACCCTTGAACTCATACAAGCTACCAAAGCCGTAGCGCTCAGTCATAAACCCTACAATATCCATGTCTGTGCCTAACAAGATGTACTCACGTACCCAATAGGGTAATACGCCAAGCATTTCTTGTAACATTTCAGGATCTGCATCAGGGAAAGCCTTTGTGTTGATTGTTAATTGCATTACGCCATCTCCTCTTCTACTATTACATTGGTGAACCTGATGTATACGCCACCCTCACCGTCATCGTCAAGTAATTCTTGATAGTCTACGTCTGTATCCTTGACCATCTGCCATAGGGCATCAAAGAACTCTTCTCGTGTCATTACGCCATCTCCTTGTTAAAGTAATTGTCGTTCCATATAGTCATTGTTTCACTCCTTCGTTAACTATATTTTCTAGCTTCACATATACAACTTCTTCTTCACCTTCAAGCCATCCGTCTATTGCTTCTTGCACCCACCATAACTGCGATGCATTTTCTTCGTGTTCTACTCTGAACACTAGCTTTGTTTCAACGTAGTACATCTGTCTTGTCTCCTTGCGTAAGCGATAGCTACAGCTTTGTGTGAAGTGATGACGATTATCTTACCGTCATCACCGTACACAATCCATTTATATTTACGCTGAACTAACTGCATTGAACTCATATACTGCTCGAGCGAAGCCACGAGGCGTTGCGCTGCGTATGTTCTTAGTCTTCATAGACTTACCGCCCAGCTTTAGGTGTTGCCTACTGTGGCCCTGCTCAGGCTGTACTGGATCTGTCCACGGCATAGTAAAGCCGTTGCCTGTCCACAGGCATGTCTTTTTAGGGTAGGCATCCTTGGCTGCAATGTACTCAGGCCAGCGGGGATGTTCTGCATGATCGTCATGGATGTAGCCGCCATACTCATAAGGGTGGAAGCTATGGTCAGGCTTGCGCCACTTAGTAGCCAACACACTGACAGGGTTTTCTATGAAGTAAGGCACACCTAGCTCATTGAACATCTGAGCACATATCTTAGCGTAACTTACTGCCTTGTTCTGAAACTCAGGATCACGCTCTGCCTTGCGCTTGAAGTGTGCCGCACCTGATACAGCCATGTCAGTGCAGACAGGGAAGGCCATGCCAAACACAACGTCCTCAAACTGAAACTGTACAGCTATCCTGTTGAGTGTGCTCTGATCATGCAAGTCAGCTTTGACATACTTGATGCTGCCACCACTACCAAACACATCAGTGACTGTGTTATCGTGTTGAATATCAAAGGCGATACAGCTGTAGCCAGCCTCTGCCCAAGGTACAAGCGCCTCACCTGTGAAGTCATACAGGCTTAGCACATATTTATCTACGTTATGGTTTGTCATTGTTTTACCTCTTCTGTGTTACCAAATAAACGCTTGGCTGTGTCATCATCAAGAATATACTCCTTCGCTGTTGACAAGTTTTGAATAACCCAAGGGTACTTTGATCTTGCTTTGCTGTTGTAGCCTATCAGTGACACTTTCATGCCTTGCAGTGTAGCAATCTTGCTTGTGTCTAAACTCATGAGTGTAGCCATCTGTTCAAGATCTGTCTGTTCTTTATCAAATGTCATTGTTCTATCTCCTGTTTAACTGCTTGCAGTGCATTGATAAGTCCATCAATAGTGTCATCAAATCTGATAGGGTCATAGTCATCGTTATACAGTTCACCAACGTCTGCAATCTCTTGTGCGTTTAGAAAGTCACCCTCAGAATGGCGGGTCCAATGTTGGGCGATGGATATGTGGCGTCCGTTATGACGCACCACGATATTGTTGAAGTCTATCTTTGCCATTGTTCTATATCCTTCTTGATTTATATGTTGTGGACGCGTTTCCATGTAGTCCAAGTGATAGCCTGTAGCACATGCGGCTTTACCTTCACACGCTTGGCAGCTTTGACATACGCCATCTGTAATTCACGATATTGACGCTTGCCCATGTTAGTCTTATCAGAGGTCAAGCCCTCACGTTGACCACGAGCAATATTAAGAGCGTGTCCATCTATAGTCACTTCGTCCAGTCCACGGATGTTAGAGTAGAATGAGCGTATCTTCTGCCCGTTCAAGCGTGTCAGAATGTCATCATCATCAATCAAGTCATCCTGTAGAATAGACCACGCTTTTTGTTTCATCGTGTTATAGGATGACACCTTGAAGTCATCCAAGCTGTCGCCACTCTGCCATGCAGCGCACATGGTGTCAGTGTCTTTGCAGTTACGTTCCCACCTATTGTTAGGCGATAGCGCAGCCATGACACCGATCACAGTGTTGACGGGTAGCTTGTGAGTGTCAGCGATTTGTACCGCCACACGTTCTGCCCTAGCGTACCATTCAACGCCATTGATCGTGTCATCGTTTGACGCTTGGCGGTATAGTTTTAGGATGTTGCGTACATATTGAGTCATCTGGTCAATCCTTCTGTGTTAAACTATCCAGAGAGTAGGCACAGCAGCGCCTACCTGTCAAGAAAGTTTTTTTATGCTGTGCGCCATACACGGATCACACGGTTATCTTTATCTGTGCGGTAGCAGAATTTACGGCCACCATTATCCTTGTGCTTTTGTTGGACTTGGATCTTCACAGACACACGATTAGCCACACGGATGTAGTTTAGGGTGGTAGTCG